TAAGAATACTTCCTTTTCTTCATCTGTCAAAATATAATCAGGTAATCCCATAACAGAACCTTTATCACGTGCAATCTGTTCCCAAACGCTATCAATGTTGTATCCTTTAGATTCTAGTAAACGTTCTAATGTTGGATTCTTTTTGATAAATGTTCCTTTTGCTGTTTTTAAATTATATACATTTGCTGGGATTGGTTCGATTGAAGGTGATACACCTCCTGAAATATGAGCATTTGATACTGTTGGTGCAATTGCTAAATGGTGGGTATGTCTTAAACCTGTTCCTTTACACCATTCTGGCTCACCATATAATTCTGCTTGGGCGCGAGATGCTTTTAATGCTCCTTTTTCAATGAAATCAAACATCAAACGTGTATATGAATTTGCTTGTAAACCGGCAAATGGAATTCCTTTTTCCTGTAAGAATGTATGCCATCCAAGTACTCCAATACCGATCGCTCTACCTTTTGTAGCTGAACGGTATGTGTTTTCCATAAAACGGATACTTTTTGATCTATCAATAAATTCTTGTAATACACCTTCTAAAAACCAGCATGTTAATTCTGGTAATGTCATTCCATTTTCAAATGTGTATTCTTTCCATTCATCCCAACGTGCTAAATTGAGGGAGGATAAACAACAAATGAAAGAGTGTAGTTCATCTGTGTATAAACTTATCTCACTACAAATATTGGTCATCGAAACATGTAAGTTATTCTTTTTATATGCTTCAGGGTTTGCATTGTTTACATTGTCCTCAAACATAATATAAGGTTCACCTGTTTCAAGGCGTGTTTTCAAAATCTCACCCCACAATTTTAATGCTTTAGGATCTTTTTCTTCAACACGATTCATAAACGCGTCATCAATTACTACACATTGATGTAAATTCAAACATTGACGGTTAACATCTCCTTTTGGTCGACGAATCATCAAGAATTCTTCAATATCTGGGTGGTTAATATGTAAGTTTACAGATGAAGCTCCTCGTCTAACTGAACCTTGGTTTGTAGCCAAAATTGTTGAATCATAAATCTTACACCAAGGAACTACTCCTTCACTTACACCATTACCAGAAATTTCTTTACCTCTACCTCTAATTCGAGATACACCAATTCCTACACCACCACCTTGAGATGACAAACGCATCAACTCTGAATTTGCAAGTGCAATACCTTCAATTGAAAACATAACCAATTTTTTACCATTGCCTCGTAAAAATATGGTTGCAAGTCTTTACGTTTTAAACGTTTAGCTGCCGCACGGGAAACGCGTTTGAATGCTCCATAAACGTCTTCATCGGGTAATAAATAACCTTTGGAGATCATGGATAGGCCAATTTCATTAAACCATATAGGATAATTTTTCCCTTTAATCCAATTTGTTGTATCTACTTGTATGCTCATTTATTTTGTTTTGTTTTTATTAGTTCAATTAGATTTTCTAAAGTTAATACATTTTCAACTTCTTCATCCTTTATTTCAATATTATATTTAGATTCAATAAGTTGGAGAATCTCAATTTTATATATTATATTTTCTTCCATTACAAATCGCTCCAGTCAGCGGTTGATTTTGAATAATCTGTTACTCGTCCTGCAAAAAAGTCTTGATGTGTTTTACCACTTGTTAAATGCCCAAACCATTCCATTTGTTTTAATAGGTTAGGGTCAATATCATTATAGATAGTTGAATATCCTAGTTCTATTAGTTTTTGGTTGGCTCTTTCTTTAATGAAGTTCTTTAATTGATCTTTGTTTAAACCTTCAATATCCCCCATCTCAAATGCTTTATCTATAAAATCAAATTCCAATTTTACAGACAAATCACAAGCTTCATAAATGGCTTGGGTTAGCTCTTTTGTATCAAGTTCTGGGTTTTCTTCTATTAATGTTCTGAATAACCAGCATCCTGCTTTTGAATGTAAGGATTCATCACGTACGCTATATTCTACTATTTGTCCTGTTCCTTTCATCAAATTACGTAATTGAAATGACATTAAAATAGCAAATGAGGAAAACAAATTTACACCTTCTGTAAATGCTGAGAATATGGCTAGTGAAAGGGCTTTCTCGTTTAATGTTTCTCCGGGAAGTTCAACTAAACGGTCAATTTTGGCTTTTGCCTCTTCATCTTCCATGAATGCTTCAAAATCATCTAGACCAAGTTCTTCATTTAAACGTGCATATGCTTCTGCATGGATCGATTCAAAATCAGCGAATGCACACGCCATAGCTTTTATTTCGTGTTTAGGAAACCATAATGCCACTTTAGTTGCCCAGTAATCATTTACATACGTTTCTGTTTGGGCAAACGATTTCAAGATATTTCCAACTAGGTTTTTTTCTGATTCTGTGAGTTTGAGTTTCCAATCATTCAAATCTGAAGAAAGTGGTACCTCATCTGCAAGCCAATGCACACGATGTTGTTGTTTATAAAATTCAAAAGCAATTTGATATTCAAATGGTTTGTAATGTGGGCGATAATTTATTACTGACATATTTTGAGTATATTTAATTTTTTTTGTATTTCCAAATAAATCCATAAGCTGTTTTTCTTTTTCCTGAACAACATTCGGAAATTGATGATTGGGGTCTGTTAAGTGCCTTTCCGGCAGCTGTTTGGCTGGGGAATTCTTGGATGAGTTCAAGGTTTAAAGTGTATTGTAACACTGGTTTAGATTTTAGGAGGCTAATCTTTTCTCTGTACCCTTTTGGTTTGGGTTTGCGCATTTTTTGTTTGGTTTCTTCACTATACTTGACTCCTGTTTTAGATTTACTTATTTTTTGTTTGGTTTCTTCTGTTCTTTTTTTTCCTTTTAGTTTTTGACTAATTAATTCACAACTTTCTTTTGAATATTTTCTTCCTTTATTTATTTTACCTATTTTATCTCCCCAAGTTATTATCCTACCTGTTTTAGATAAACTCATTTTTAATTTGGTTTCATCATTATGAAATTCTACACCACTTCCTCCAATCTTTTGTTTATTCATAATTTCAAAACCCCATTGTCTAAATTGTTCTATCCAATATGTTTCTAAAGGTTTCCAATATTTTTTATTATATGAATATATTTCATCAATAATCATATATTCAATTTGCTCCCCATATGATTTTTTATGGTCTGAGTTTCTGTTATTTTTAGTTTTCCCAATATATATTTTATTAGGGTCACCATAACAATTAGTTACAAGATAAATATATGTTACTTCCATAATATGTTTTATTATAAATATTATAAAAAAATGGAAGGTTGCAGTTCTGCTATCATGTGTTTAATTCAAAAAATTTAGTTTGTAACATTCTTCTATCTAAATGATCAAAATTTGTGTTTTTTTCTGTTCGTGAAGGTCTAGGTTCATCATCGGGATCAGGGGCATCTGTTATCTGGAAATGTCCAGTTGATGTGTCTGCGTTTAAATGGAAAGTAACCCCATCCATCCCGTATCGGTTTTTCATGATATGAAATCTACCTGTGTTGTTCACTTTATCTTCTTTTTTTCTTGAGAGCGAAATGGCAACGTCTGTAATCATCATTTTATCATAACTTCCAGCGGCTTTATCACCTTCAATAACATCATCTTTTGATCCTGCACGGTTAACTTGAGAAACACTCCATATTGGTAAGTTTAATTCTCTAGCTAAACCTTTTGTACTAGTATAAATATCATCTATTTCAAACTTACGATCAGTAGATTTACGTTTTGAAGAGAGAAGATCAACATAATCTATTATAATCAAATCTGGTTGGATACCTAATGAAATTATCTTTTTAATATGTGCCTCTATAGTATTGATGGTTGCTTTTCCTGTTGGAAACTCTTTAATAATTAATTGTCCTTCTAGTGCTGGGATTTTTTCTTCTACTTTGTCTCTGTTTTCTAAAATTTTATTTACTGGGATATTGGTGAAGAAAGCATCGTATCGTCTTCCAACATAATCTTCACCTAACTCTAAAGTATAATGTATAACATTGTATCCCATTTGAACAGCAAATCCACCTAGGGCTACTAATGACCAAGATTTACCACCTCCTGGATTACCAAATATAAGGCCAAAATCTCCATTTCCCAATCCACCTTGGAGTAGATCATTGATATCGGGCCAAGGGGTTGAAATAGCAATGCGGTTATCTTCTCGGTAACGTGATTCAACATCTTTATTATATTCATGTCCTATATTTTTATCTTGTCCTGATTTCAGAGCATTTTCTATCATCATTTTGATAGAATCATAATCTCCTGCTTTTAATAAATCAACACTGTTTAAAAGTGCTTTTTTTAACTGTTGGTTTTTACAAAATGTAGAAAATTCTTCTTGGATGTATTCCATATCTTCTGTACTAGATTGATATGCTTCTCGTAGTTGTTCTTTAACTGATA